CACCTCGGTGACGGTGCAACAGCCTGCGATCTACAACTACCTGCCTGTAGCACTACGAGGCACTAAGAAAGGCCGGATCCACTACCTCAACTACAGCCGGAAGAATGGTTTCACCGATGGTAGCTTTATTCTCCCTAATGGATCTCGGTGCGACTTTTTGAACTACACGCAATCGGAGAACACTATCGAGGGGCGGGAAGCGGACATGATCTGGTGCGACGAGCTGGTGCCACAGTCATGGGTTGAGACACTGCGCTACCGGCTCATTACCCGCCGCGGCAAGCTACTGGTTACCCAGACGCCACTGGAGGGCGTTGCCTCGGTTTACAAGGAGTACACCGCCGGCTCTGCTATCACTCGGTTCGACGAGGCTGAGTTGCTGAAGGGCAAGCAGGCGCTGCCTACATGGCCTGTGGGCAAGGCAGCCAGGACAATGGTGCAGGCCCAGACCAATAGGCGGACGGTGTTCTTCTTTAGCGAGGATAACCCCTACAACCCGTTTGATGAAATGAAGTCGAAGTTGATCACGGCACCTATGGGGCAGATATTGACCCGGGCCTATGGATGGGCTTCCGATAATATCGGGAAGGCCTTCGCTAGGTTCAGAGTCGACATCCACTGCATCGAGCCCGAGGCAGTGCCTCCTGGGGGGACGTTGTACATGGTATGCGACCCTGCCGGCGCTCGGAACTGGTTCTGTATGTGGATGCTGGTCTACGAGGATGGCAGGCGGATCGTGGTGCGTGAGTTCCCCGACTACGCCAACTACGGCGAATGGACGTTCCCGAGCGAGAAGCATGACGGCAAGGCAGGCCCGGCTCAGACACTGGATGCAGGCCGGTCGATCTCCGAGTATCGGACGATGTTCAGGACCATTGAGGCGGAGCTTGGCTACGGGGAGCCTGTGATGCGACTGATTGATCCCAAGGCCGGCGGTAGCCCAGCACTATCGGAGCAAGGGGGCACCACACTCATCGACCTGCTGGCTGAGTCCGACAATCCCAATGACGAGGGCATGGCCTTCATCCCGGCTCCTGGCGTGCCTGTGGACCAGAGGACGAGCGCTATTAACAGCCTGCTGTCCTACGATGCTACGCAGGCGCTTACCCCGCTAAACGAGCCGGCGCTGTATGTGGTCAAGGACTGCAGCAACCTGATCTATGCTCTGAGCGAGCACACAGGCAGGGATGGTCAGAAAGGGGCTAGCAAGGATCCTATCGACTGCATTGGGATGCTTTTGGTCTCGGGCCTTGCTTACGTAGGAAATGGGGGCTTCAATTCCCGCGGCGGCGGTGGATACTAACAAAAGACACTATGCAAGGAGATTCATACAAGACGGCAACGGATGTGATGGCCCGGGTTGGACCCGAGCCCAATGTGTCAGCTCTTACCGAGGAGTTGCGTCGTAGTGCAACCGACTTCGGTCAAACATCCCGCTCTGAACGTGTTCAGAATACGAGGTTCTGCCAATGGCCAGGACAAACCGACGACGGCAAGAAGTGGAACGACAGTGGCCGTAATAAGCCTGCGTTCCCCTGGGACGGTGCGTCCGACACTCGCATACCGCTAGCCGATGAGGTCATCAACGGGATGGTGGATCTGTGCTCGACTGCCTTCTGGCGCTCAATGCTCCGAGTCAGCCCCACCAACGTCAGCCAGCTCGACCAGGCTGTGACCGCCCACAACCTGATGGACTGGACTGTGAATGCGAAGATGTACAACGACCTGACCCGGGACGTTGAGTTGCTGTCGCAGTACCTGTGGACCTACGGCTGGGCCGGCGTTCACATCACCTGGCAGCAGGAGATGGGGCAGAAGGAGCAGTACCTGACCATGGACCAGGTGATGGCACTGGCCGCCCAATCGCCAGAGGGCTCGGTTCTGGCTGACTTCCCCAACCTCATTGCCAACCCCGAGGCCGATGACCAGTCCGCGGAACTGATCATGGCTGCCTTTCCCAACTTAAAAAAGCGCCGGGCACTGAAGGCTGTGCGTGAGTTGCGTGACCAGGGCGAGTGCGACTTCCCGGTGCCCACCATGGTCACCAACAAGCCGATGGTAGCAGCCCTGGCGCCATGGGATGAGCTGACGTTCCCCCCGGAGACCACCGACATCCAGAGTGCCCGGGTGGTGTTCCGCCGCTACTACATGACCGAGGCCCAGTTGCTCAACAAGGTGAAGACCGACGACTGGGATGAGGAGTGGGCGCAGGAGGCCATCAACACGATGGGCCGGTTTAGCAACTACGCGGACTATTCCTACACCAGCGGCCTGGCTAACAACTCGGTCATGGACCGTGAGAACCTGATCGAGATCGTGTACGCCTATCAGAAGTCGATTGATGAAGACGGTGTTCCGGGAGTGTTCTACACGGTGTTCAGTCCCCAGGTAGGCGACAAGTGGGGCTACTTTGAGGCCTTGGACTACGGGCACGGGCAGTATCCGTTTGTGATCTGGCGCTCCGAGATGATCCATCGGCAGATTTGCGAGAGCCGCGGTGTGCCCGAGGTGTGCATGACCTGGCAGGAGGAAGTGAAGGCCCAGCGCGATAGCATCTTCGATTACACTAGCCTGGCCACATTGCCTCCCATCGAGGTGCCCAAGACTCGGGGCGGTAACCTGAAGATCGGGCCGGCCATCCAGATCCCGGTGCTACGCCGCGGCGAGATTGGGTTCCTACAACCGCCTGCCCGTGAGCCTGGAGTGGCATTCCAGCTCATTGAGGCTGTAATGGCGCAGACCGACAGGTACTTCGGCAGGCCCACCGAGAAGGTGGCTCCTGCTGTGACCCAGATGCGGCAGCAGCGCATCATCAACAACTGGCTGCATGGTTGGACCGAGGCCTTCCGCCAGGTGCTGACGTTGACCCTGCAATATGTGGGGCCCGAAGAGATCCAGCGCGTGACCGCTTCGCAGACTGCATTGCCTCAAGACATCCAAGACTTCGATGTGATGCTGAAGTTCGATGTCCGGGAGCTCTCGACCGACTTGGTCACCGAGAAATTGAAGGCTATCAGCACCCTGGTGCTGCCTCTGGACACTGCCGGCGTCATTGACCGCGCTAAGTTGATCTCTGTGGCGCTCCGGGCCATTGATCCGAACCTTGCAAGCGAGCTGGTGATGCAACAGGGGCCTGCAAGCCAGAAAATGTTCAACGAAACCAACGATGAGTTGGCGCTGATAAGCCTCGGGAACCCTCCGCAATTGCGCGAGAACGACCCTACGGCAGCGATGCGGCTGCAATTCAGCCAACAGGTGCTCCAGAGCAATCCGAAGTACCAGCAACAGCTCCAGCAGGACCAGTTGTTCCAAGCTAACCTGCAGAAATACATCGAAAATCTGCAATTCTCGGTTCAACAGCAGCAAAACGCCGTGACCGGACGCCTAGGAGTTCAACAATGAGACTTTCAGACGCTAAAATCCAAGAGGCCTTCGTTTCAGCGGGGGACAATTCACCGCTAATGGCCGCGTTGCTGCAAATGCTGTCGGACATGATTGAGTCCGAGGTGTTGAGTTGCGTGCAGTCCGATTTAACGGACTCAGGAAGGGCTTACAACTGTGGTAGAGCTTCTTCACTCAAGGATTTATCGAGCTACATTGACAATTTGAGGGCAGCTAATGGTTTGACGGATCAATCCAAGTAGTACCTCTTTACCACAACGGTTTCTTGGTTGACCTTAACAACCATGGCGCACAATACCCAGCTTGCAGGGTCTAAACAGCATGGATTCAATCAATACTAAGCAGGAAGCGACACCTGGAGAAAACACGGTACGATCCCAATTGCCGAACCCAATCAACTTCGATGAGGGGGCGCTGGCAAAGCTACTGAAGACACGATTCAGTGGGGAGGAAGAAACGCCGAAGCAGCAAATCGAGGAAAACACAGAGCCCGAGTCCGCGGATGCGGAGTCTCAGGCCGAGGAAGCGGATCCTACCGCTGAACAAGAGGATAATCAGGCCGAGTCGCCTGAGGATGTTCTTTCTGATAATAAGACCGAAGACCAAGCTGAGGAGGAACCGTCTGGCTACCGTAAACGCATCGACAAGCTGACCCGTCAAAAGCGGGAGGCTTTAGAAAAAGCCGATGCGTTAGAGCGGGAGCTGAACGAGACCAAAACTAAGCTGGAGCAAAATCAGTCAGATAGGCCGGTTCCGGTGGTAAATCAAACCGATCCGTTTGCCGATGTCTGGGACGCGAAGAAACTCGATGAAGAGTGGAACAAGGCCCGAGATCTCAAACGCTGGTGCGAGGACAACATCGACGGCTGCGAAATAGGTGACAAGGAATACAGTTCTAGCGAGATCAAGCAGATCAAGCGGCGCGTTGAAGACGCGCTGGATATGCACATCCCGTCGAGAGCCCGGTTCCTGAACAACTACAAGCAGATCCAGCCTATCGCAGAGCAGATCTATCCTTTCTGGAAGGATCGAAAGAGCGCTCAGTACACCGAGGCGCAGGCAGTGTTGCGGCAGTTGCCACAGCTCTCTGCGTTACCGGAGCACCAGGTGCTTGTTGGAGATTTCCTAGAAGGAAGAAGGTTGCGAATGGAACGTGAAATGAAAAGTAAAACCCCAGTCCGTGTTCCTGTAAAAGCTCCAAGCCAGCCAGGAAAGCCCACTGCTGCTCCCGTGAAAAAGGACGCAGCCAAAGCCAACCTGCAGTTTGCTAAGTCCCGGTTTGAAAAAACAGGAGGTACGTCTGAATTGGCTCAAGTATTGAAAAGGATGCTCTGATTTATGCCACTACTGCAACCCAACCAGGGCGGATCTGTTCCGCTCGCTTCCACCTCCGCTGCTCGTGAAGATCTGGCGGACTACATTGCCATTGTCGATGCGAAATCGACCCCGTTTATTTCAATGTCTCCGAAAGGAAAAGACATTGGAAATATGCAATTTTCTTGGCTCGTAGATAATTACCTAGCCCCGAAAATGGGTGGTGTTGTTGACGGCACCGATGTGACCGTTGCCAACGCTTCTAACGCGGTGGTTTCTCGTACCCGTTTGAACAACTACGCACAGGCTTTCCGTCGAGATCTGCGTGTCGGCTTTATCGCTGAGACTCAGGACGTCGCTGGTGTGACCGATGAGTTGGCCAACGGTATTGCCAAGAAGCTCGTTGAGTTGAAGCGAGACATGGAGGCGACTTTCATGTGTGCCAATCAAGCCGCTGTTGCTGACAACGGATCAAATGCTTATTTGACCGGTTCCCTTGGTAACTGGCTTAATGCTGACAACTCTGCAAACATTGGTGCGGTCGCCTCCGGTTCGGCTTTCAAGCCGGCCTCCGGCGCTGTTATCACCACTGCTACGGCTTCGATCACCGAAACCGTCATCCAGAACGTGCTGACTGCCATTTACGGCAACACTGGCACCTTCCGCGACTACGACTGTATCTTGGGTTCCACGCTTAAGCGTGCGTTCACCAACCTGACCGTTGGTGGCCTCTCTTCTATCAACGGAGCTGGCACTACCAACACCTACACGCAGACTTCCGTCCGCACCTTCAACCAAGACCTGGCTAGCGACACATTCAAGTCTTCAATCGATATTTTCGAGGGCGACTTCGGACGGCTTATTCTGCATCCTTCCACTTTTATCGGTGCTAAGGATGGAACCGACTTTGTTTCTCAAGCCACCAAGGGCTACATCATCCCCATGGACATGGTCGAGGTGCGTTATGCCAAGTTGCCTCAGGTGAAGCAGTTGCCTGACGCCGGCGGCGGCCCTGCTCGTTTGGTTGAGGCCATTGCTGGTCTGGTTTGTAAGAACCCGTCTGGCTTTGGTTTCTTCAACGGTACAACCTAATCTTTGATTGCAAATTGGGGGAGGCTACTGGAAATTTCCGGGGGCCTCCCTTCTTTTTTAGAATGAAACCAACCGCATCTTCAGTCATCGCAAACGCTCTGGACGATCTGCCCGGAGAACTCCGCATTGCAGTCATCAAAGAGTTCCAGAAAGGCATCCAGAAGGACTGGGTGAAGGCTGGAATAGACCAGAAGCGCATCGCCAAGGATTCCCAACGAGACATACGGTCTATTGATGGCATCGGACGATTGCGGATGCGTATTGACCCAACCCTCTACCACGCCTGGGGCACTCGCCTCGGGTACGATTGCTGGAGGGATGGCCAGTTCCTGCGAGAGGTCGAGCGCGACAATCCCGAGGTGCGTGTGAAATCGGGAGGTACACGCTTGCAAGTTGGGTTTGAAGGAGCCAAAAGAAGCAGTCAGAAATTTCCATTATGAATGTTGGATCTAATCGTCAGCTCGCCGGCGAATACGGTGGCCAGTACATCTCCAGCGCATCCGGCACTGTGACCGGTAACTTCCAGTCCATCCACGCGCTTGAGATCACCATCCTCGGTGCGACCGTGTCCAACATCACCAACTTTCCCGCTGGCGTGACAATACAGGCTGGCGATGAGCTTCCGGGTGTGTGGACATCAATCGCAATTTCAAGCGGCTCTGTGGTGGCATATAACCGCAAGTACGGCTGATAATGGCACGCCTTGGACTAGGACTAGGACTCGGATCCTACCGGCGCATTGGCGCTGGTGGAGTTCCGCCTGATCCTCCCATCGAACGGCGCGACATCCTGTGCGAGAACGGCGACTACCTGGTGCAAGAAGACGGCGGTCGCCTAGTCATCACTTTCGGAACATTCGATTCTCTCCTGGCTGAAAGCGGTGAGTTTTTGGTGCAGGAGGATCTCGGTAAACTCGTCCTAGCAATTTACTAATATGGCAGACCTTAAGATTTCACAGCTCGACGCAATTACAACGCTTACCCCGGCCACCGATGTGTTGCCTGTGGTCAATGTTGGAGGCGTCACCAAGAAGATCACCACCAACCAGATCCTAGGCTCCGGCGGCACCGCCACCCTCGCCTCCGCCACCATCACCGGCGCGGCTACGGTGGGGACGACACTGGGCGTGACGGGAGCTTCTACACTCGCCTCCGCCGCCATCACCGGCGATCTGACGGTGGACACCTCGACGCTGAAGGTTGATTCGACGAACAATCGGGTGGGTATTAATTACGCTACCCCCGCTGTCGCTCTCCACCTAGGAACCACTAGTGCAACAAACAAGTTCTGCATCAACACTGCTGTTACAGGTAGTGGTGACATCCAGATGCGCCGTGGTTCGTTCATTGGTTTTTCAAATGCTGTGGATAATGCGAATTCTGAATATCTGTTCGCCAACGGTGGTGCGCTAGAGTTTGGAATCAATGCCACCACCGCCATGACCCTGAACTCTACGGGGTTGGGCGTGGGGGTTACGCCGAGTGCGTGGGGTGGCAGCAATCGTTCCGTGATTCAATTCCCCGGAGGAAATTCCATTCAGGGAAGTGGTTCTCTTGGTCTTGCTTCGTTTAATAACGCTTTTAACGACGGTACAAACGACATCTACATTGCCAATGGTGTAGCTTACAAGCACATCATCGGAACCGGATTCCAATGGTTTACCGCTCCCGCTGGAACCGCTGGTAACGCCATCAGTGGAGCAAATGCGTTCGTTCAAGCAATGACCCTCGATGCGAGTGGGAATTTGCTGGTGGGTCTTACCACAGCCGGAACCACCGCTGCAAAAACGATCCAGATCGCCAACGGAACCGCTCCTACGGCTAACGTCACTGGCGGCCAACTCTACGTTGAATCCGGTGCGCTGAAGTTCCGTGGAAGCTCTGGCACCATCACCACAATCGCAGCCGCCTAATCTAAAAGACTATGCCTACCATCCTCTGGATCATCGAACGCCTTCTCGTTAAGCCGACCGAAGGCTCCCTCACCGATGTTGTAATCACCGCCGATTGGCGCTGCAACGGCATTGAAACCATCGGCACCGGCGACGACGCAAAGACCTACAGCGGCACCTGCTACGGCTCATGCTCGTTCCAGCCGCCGTCTGGTAGCTTTACGCCATATCCTGACCTGACGCAGGAACAGGTCTTGAACTGGTGCTACGCCAATGGAGTCGATAAGACCGCCATCGAAGCGAACGTCACGCAGCAGATCAACGACCAGATCAATCCTCCGATCATCGCTCCTCCGCTGCCGTGGGTTCCGGTGCCGCCTCCGGTTAAGGTTGCGGAGCCTGTGGTTATCGCTGACGCTCCCTCCGCATGATCAAGATCGAACTCACCCAGGAGCAGGCCAATAGCCTCCTCCAACTCATCGACATCGCGGTTAAGGCTGGTGGCGTTGCTAACGCCCGTGCAGCCCTTCCGCTTGTTGACCTCATAGTCGCAGCCGCACAGCCTAAATCCGAGTAATGGAACCAACGAACAGCAGCACCAGCCCTGGACTAAGCCTAGCAGCAGCGGCAGGTGCCACCGCTGTTTCGTTTATTCCAGTGCTCACTGACTGGGTAAGGCTTATCACCGCGCTGATAGGCTTACTTTGCGCCTGTTACGGAGCGTATCGCTTATTTAAATCCAAATGAAAAACACGAAAACAACTCTCGCTGGTGTTGGTGCTATCCTCGTCGCTGTTGGTGGGGCCCTTCGGGCCACCTTCGACGCCGATCCCAGCACCAACATCGACATCGCTTCGACCATCGCAGCGGTGACCGCCGGAATCGGCCTTATCATGGCTAAGGATGCCAAGGAAGCCGAAGCTCCTAAGCCGTGAACTGGATCTATCAGATCCTCAAGGCTCTGCTGGATTTCCTCCGCGAAACACCACCCACCGATGTGCAACATGGCAAAGCACCTGATGATCTCAAGAATGATCTGGCTGGCCGTGTTGCCGATCTGCCTGGGTTGCCAGCAGACGAAGGTGGTCCTGGTCCCTTCCGGTGATCCTGTGATGCTGGCCCAGCCGGTGAAGGCCAGCGTGTACGGATTCGATTCTGATAAGAAGCTGGTGGGGCCATCTAAGGTGGTGCTGCCGGCAGGTTGGTACGTTTTACCGAAGAGCCAATGATCAACTACAAGGGAAACAAGTTCTCGGGCTATAACAAGCCCAAGGCCACCCCTGGCGAAAGCAAGAAGTCCGCGGTGCTCGCTAAGGAGGGCAATAAGGTTGCCCTAGTGCGTTTTGGCGATCCGGGCATGACCATCAAGAAGCACATCCCGGACAACAAGAAGAGCTTCAACGCCCGTCACGGCTGCGACAACCCCGGCACTAAACTCTCCGCCAAGTACTGGGCCTGCAAATCCTGGAAGTAACCAATGAGAACCGTCACCTACGACTATGTACTGCAGCGTGCCTGTGAGCTCACTGGGCGCGTTTTCTCATCGCTAACGACCGAGGAGTCTAATCTCTTCCGCACGTTCATCTCCATGTCATTACGGAGCGCCTGGGAGTGCTTCAACTGGCCCGAGCAGACCGTGTATCAGCAGGAGTATTTTGCGGCCAACTACAGCGCGGCGCAGGTCTACTCCGGTGGCATGGTGGTCTACTACCCCACCGAGCAGAAGTACTACCAGTACGTTGGGGCCATCAACTCCAACAACCCTCCGACTCTCAACGGCCCTGGAGGAACGCTGAACTCGCAGTTCTGGGCGCTGGCACAGCCGAGCTACGGCAGCACTGCGACCTGGGATACGACGACCGTCTACAACATCGGCGACATCGTGCTGTACCCTGAGGACCAGGAATACTACCAGCTCTTTGCGACTGCTTCCGCCGGAACTGTTCCCACCAACGCTTCCTTCTGGGGACAACTGAACAAGTTCCTGCGCTACATCAACCAACAGCTCAACCCAAGCGGGACTACCCGGGCTGTCGAGATTGGCGAGACATTCAGTGTATGGCCTACTGACCCCCGGATAACCTGGAGGCAGCATGAGCCAGCCTACACGCTCACCGATTACGGTATCCTGATTGGTGAGCAGCTCCCGTTTGTCTGGATTGAGTTTCGTAAGAGCCCTCCGCTGCTTTCGACTGCCGGCGAGGCTACTGCTTATGCTTTCCCCTATCGCTTCTGCGAGGTGTGTTCGTTGAAGGCTGCCGGCCAAATGCTCCGGGTAGATGGCAAGATCGACCTAGGCAACACCTTCCTTGAGCTCGGTGAGGTTGAGCTGACCAAGGAGATCGACAAGGTGGCTCTTCAAGAGAAGTATGTGCGCCAGATAATTGTCCCAGGCCGATAATATGCCCGACTTACCCGAGATCATGTCGGTCGACGATGGGTTCAAAGGTGTAATCAGCCGCCTAGATCCCGCCCAGGTGCCGGCGCAGTACGTCAGCCAGGCGATCAACCGGATCTTCCAGAATCAGCTCATCACAAACAGGTGGGGCATTGTGCAGCCTAAGTGGGGCGGTAAATGGACTACTGCAACTAGGACGGTCACGGTCACCTCAAGCTCTGCAACAGCGGTGGGAGTGAGCGGAACCACTATCCCTGCCGGATCCATCGTTTGCTCCGATCAAAGCATAAACTCATTGGTGTTCCCTAATGGAACCAGATGCATTTTGGATGACGCAAACACCAACGTCTCAATGTCGACGGCGGCAATCTCGTTTGCTGGGCCGCCGGTAAACAAAAACGTCCAATTCTACAGCTCCACAGATGCCTTCACCGACATCCTCGGTGTGCTGCCTTTCCGCGATCCTGACACCGGCTACCAAGCCCTAGTTGTGGCCACCAACGAGGCCCGTACATTGGCAACAGAAGATGGCGGTCAGGGCCGGATGTATCTGGTACGACCCAACCAGTCGGACCTGGAGATACCGATGAACGGGCACGACATCTACAGCCCGGTGCGTCTGATGCAGGCTACCAATGCGGTGGTCATGCTGCGACCCGGCAATGCCCGGTACTATTTCACCGGCGCAGACGTCAATACTGCCAACGATACGGTGACTCTCAACGTCCCGCCAGACATGGAGTCCGGTGATCGGATTGAGGTTGTTCAGGTTGGTGTGGCTCCAAACCTGTGGACTGTAACATCGACCACAGCCGGACAAGGCTTCGCGATGTTCGTAAACGTGAAGGGCGGAGGAGTCTGCACGTTACATTTATCCCAGGGAGCCGCTCAAACTGGATCATCTCCGGTTGAACTTACGTCCGGTCTCACTAGTGCCAACCGGTACTACTTTGAACTGTCGAACAACACGACTGGGTACGACGTAACGCAAGGCGTCAGCGACTTCTACAACGATGGCTTACCGTTGATAATGGAGGCCTCCTACAATGCTGGTGTGCCTGTATCGGCGCTTGATAACGGCTTCAACCGGATTGCATCGGTCAATGCTATTGTAGCGTCATCAAATACGGACGACACCATCACGGTCCCGAACCATCCTTTCGTTGCTGGTGATCAGGTGACCATCAGCAATGTATCTGCAGGTGTTGCGAACGGAATCTACTACGTCTTCCCTACTGACAAGAACTCGCTGAAGCTGTTCAGCGGATCTTCCGAGGAGCTTGATTCTCTCAACACGGCGGCTTTCCCAAACATAACAGCCACTATAGGACGCACTACGGCGACCGCTACGCTGACAATCAATGGATCTGGAACGATCACCGCGGTAAACATAACAAATGCAGGGGCGGGCTATCTCAGCGCCACGGCTACGGTCAATGCAAACGGTGGCGGTGGATCAGCAGCCAACATTACGCTGACCGTTGCAAACGGAAAGGTGACTGGGTATACCATTGTTAATGGTGGCACTGGATACTCTCCATCACTAGCAACAATCACGATCATCGTTCCGACTACAGACGGTCTGACGGCGCTTACCATTGTCAATCAAGGTGCAGGCTATCTTACCGCACCGACACTTACGCTTACTGCTGGCGCTGGAACAAATGCAAGCGCCACAGCAGCGATTGAAGACGGCAAGGTCACGTCTGTTACCATTGTAAATCCTGGGGCTAACTACACAGCAATTACGGTTTCAGCTTCAAATCCTTCGACGCTGAAAGAAATTACGTCAGACACCGTTACTGGCACGATCAAGAAGTCCTCTGCCTCCGGTGCAAACGTCCCGGCTGGCCGTGAAGGCTTATACTTTCAAAACCGCCTGCTGCTGCTCTACGGTCCCGACTACCTGGCAGTGTCTGACGTGCTGGATCCGTTGCACTACAGCCCGATCCTGAATGAGTTCAAATTGAACACCGGTGCCAATGACGCTGTGGTGGCCCTGTACCCGTTCAACACGACCACGCTGATAGTCTTCAAGGAACGCAGCATTCTTGCTGTGGAGAACCTCTACGGCGACCTGTCGACTACCCGGCTCACCGAGGTTACCCGGGAGTTTGGATGCATCAGCCAGGCGTCTATTGCGTCCACCGGGTCAGACATCGTCTTCCTTAGTCAGCGCGGTGTAATCAGTCTCAAGCAGACCGAGTTTGGCATCAGCCAGTCGGTGGTGCTGCCGTTGTCAGATCCGATTCAGGATGTCATAGAGGAGATCGACCAAGCTAACTGGAGAAAGTCATGTGGGGCCTACTACAACAACCGCTACATCCTGAGCGTCCCGGTGGAAGGTGGCGACGGGACAAACCAACGCACCCTGGTCTACAACTTCCTGAACCAAGCGTGGGAAGGATACTGGGAAGGCTCGCTGCTTGTTCCACGGTATTACACTCGTCTGGTGGTCGCTGGCACAGACACGCTCTGCTGGGCTGACAACAGCGGGTTCATCCACAACTTCGACTACCAGGCACTGCAGGACCGCAATCGTGTAGGCACGATCCAACAGATTGCCACCTCGGTCTCCTTCCGGGGCCATGCAGGTGATAACAACGTCGACCACAAGCAGTGGACCAACCTGCAGTTTGAGTTTGCCTCATGGAATCCGACTTATTCCATCACTGCCAACTTTGATGGTGTGAATGAGTCCTACCCGATTGCCACTAACGAGACCAAGAGCCGCACGGCCTACTACATTTATGGCAGCGGAACCTACGTCACCAACAACTCCGGGAACAACTTCCTCGACCCATATCGCGAGGATTACTCTACATTGCCGGGTATTCGATGTAACACTGCCGGATTCCAAGCGGGGCTTGTACAATCGTTCTCGCAGAAGGCTCGCTTGCGCCGCCACTCCATTACCATGCAGCCTGTGGTTACCACTACCACCGGTGCGTTGAACATTTACAGCGTCAAATCCATCGCAATCCCTTTCCGACTTTACGGAAAAACCGACGTCTAACCTATGCCACTCTTTGTCACCGTCACGCCAGGAACCACCGTCACCAGCTCCACCACGCTGGATGCGTCCACTCTCAACCTGCTAGGCACGCCCAGTGTCGACGTCACCGGTACGGTAGATGGCGGGTCGATAACGCTCGGAGTTCAGTCCGTACCGCTTCCTTCGTTATACGCTCAGAACGATCAGACAATAGTTGGTAATGGTGCAGGATCGAGTGCCAGCCCAGTGGCGCTTACGACGACCGACTTAGTGCTGACGGCAACGACCGTCAATATTAAGGATGGGGCTGTTACTGCGGCTAAAATAGCCACTAACACGATCACTGCCGACAAGCTGCTGCAAATTGATGGAAGCACCCCAAAGATACTGGGAAGATTTACCACGGCAGTCGGAAACATTGAGACCAACCTAAGCGTTGGATCTAACCTTACTACGACTGGGAGTACGCTGAATGCGTTGAGGCCGGCTGTTTCTTTTACAAACTACACTGATGTTGTAACTTACACGCTTCCAACAACTAGAAATGGCGCACTTGAAATAACGCAGTTAACCACATCAATTACTCCTCAAACAGCCACCTCAAAGGTATTGGTTCAATTCAATATATCATGCGAAGTTGCTATTCAATGTGGGTTTATTCTTGAGCGTGTTATTGGAGCTGCAGTTCAAGAACTTGGGATTCCGACATCAGCCGGAAGTAGAATAAACGGAATCAGGGTTCAACCAAGTGATGGGGATACAAACTCAACTCAGTCAATAGTCCCTATTATATTCGTTGATTCACCTACATCAACAGCATCCGTGTCTTACAGGGTTAAGGTATACGGAAGTGCTGCAAATGTTTTTTATTTAAATAGAACATCAAACAACACTGATAGCTCTGGTTATACCCGCGCCACCTCCCAAGTAATCCTCCAAGAGATCCTGCCTTGATCCCCCTCGTCACAGACTACCTATTGCACAAGCTCCCGGACAGCTTTCGAGGCTGGACCCGTGAGGCTGTGGAGGACTATGTGATGTTCCATGCCGAGCAGGGCACGCTCAAGGTGGCCCTGCAGGACGGGCACGTTGTCGCTGTGCTGGTAGGCTGGAGGCAGATGGGGCCGGAGCCTAAAGAGTGGACCTGGCAGAAGTCCGATCCCAATGGCGACCATTGGTACTGGCACCAGTTCGCCGCCGATTGCGCACTATTCGCAATGGCAGTGGCGGCTAAGTTCTTTCACGACGCACCGGAGTCGGCAATTCTCCCGGCTATCGGTTATCGCAACGGCAAACTAACCACCTACAAGAAAGGCTCGATGCCGATCTATAGGGCAGCATCCAAGCATTTATGACAGTCGACGCACCAGCACCACGCAACTACGCCCAAGAGACCGCGGATACGCTTCGTACCCAGCTCCAACTGGCACCGGAAAGGTATGCTGCCGAGGCTCAATTTGCCCCGAAGTATCAGGCGCTGCAGATGGACCTGCTCAACCAGGCTACGCCTGAGCTGCTGCGCCTGTACGAACAGCAGATTGCC